GCACCTGCATTAATTACATATTCACCATTTGAAAGCATTGCTGGAATTGAATCAGATGTTGAAGTTCCTGGGCCAGTAATATCTCCGCCAGTTGCTTTTGTTGTAACTGGTATAACAGAGTTATTTGGGCCATACCATTCTGACCCACCTTTTGGATTATATACCAACCTATACTTTTGTCCACTTATTTTATCGTTCCAGACTGTTCCATTTTTAGCTTTTATATCAGCAGTGCTATTTAAAGTTGGTGGGGTTCCTACTCTTTTACCTGAATCTGGACTTGTATTTAGTGTTCCGCCTGCTGCTATCTTAGCCTGAAGATCTGAAATTTGTTTATTTAAAGCTGCTAAAGCTGACGTGTTATTGTTAGTTGCTGTTGTTTGAGCTTGAGTTACTGCAGCATTTGCTGCATCTAACGCCGTTCTATTTGCGTCAGCAGCCTGCTGTGCTTTGTCAACATTTGTTTGAAGGTTAAAGTCTTTTGTTGTTCCTATAAGTTGTTGCTGTAATAACTGAGCTTTAAGGTTATCTCCTGTAGCCTGGGCCATTAAAATTTGATTTTTTAAATCTTCTTTTGTTGTAGCATAATTTGTATTTTGAGTTTGTTGTTTTTGCAAATCTTGCAATGCTTTAAGATTTGCATCAAGAAGTTTTTGTTGTTTTGTTAATCCTGAGACATTATTGCTAACTGCTGCGTTATTTGCCGCTGTTGTTACAGCAGAACCACTTTGCAAATCATTTGCTTTTGCTTGAAGATCGTTTAGTTGCTTTTGTAATCCAGACTTTGTTTTCATTGCAGCTATTGTGTCTTTAACTGTTTTACCAGAAGCTAAATCTTTTGACAGGGTGTCAAAATTGACTGTTGCCCCTGAAGTTAATGCACTTAGTGCAGTAACTACGTCTGACCCACTAAATCCGCCTTTTGACTGCATTAGTGTTATCAGTTGTATTGCACCACTATTACCTAGCTGGGTGAAGTACTGTAGTAGACCTGCTACTTGCTGTGCAGATGATGCAGCTGACAAACCAATTGCTTTTATTGCATTTTGGACATTTGTTAACGAATTTGAATTTAATGCTGCACTTGTAATTTGTCCTATTACTTGTGCAAATTGCTTTGCATTTGGCAAAGCTGCATTTAAAGATGCTTTCATTGCATCAATTTGATTTGAAATTGGTGTTAATGCAGAACCAGCATCTTTTCCTCCTGCTGTCAATATCAGCTGCTCTAGTTGTTTTGCTTGGGCTGCAGATATTCCATTAACTGCTATTTGAAGGTTTGCAAACTCAGCAGCTAACTTAGCAGCGGAACCTGAGTCTCCAGCATCTTTTACCTGCTTTATAACCAAGGCCAACGGGTTATTCGTTGGAAGAGTTTTTACCATTGACATAAAATTAGAAAGTTGCGTAGTTGTATATGTAATGTTTTTACCCAATGCAACTATACCATTTGATACTGAAGCTGGAGATGTAGACATAACAACGTTAAATGAAGTTAATAGAGATTTAGTATCTGCAACTTTACCGCCCATAATTTGTACTGCATCAGCACTTGAAGTGAAATCAGCTTGTGCTTCTGCTGCATGTTGTTTTTCTGCAGCCATTAATGATTTAATGCCACCTGTTACAAGACTTATTGCAGCTCCCGCCGCCATACCCCAAGGACCGAAGCCTGCTCCCATGCCAGCACCAGACATAGCATCCGTGATTAAACTACCTCCAGGCAGTTTATTAAGGAGCGGGGAAGCAATTTGTGATGCTGTTGTTATGCCCATACCAACACCCATACGGCCCATCATTCCCATACCAGAGAACTTAGACATCATTCCTCCTAGGCGGGAATTAGCTCCAAAAGCTCTACTAAATATTGACTGTATCTTTGATTGACCTGCAGATCCATTAAGTCCTTCATCAACACCTTGATGTATTTTTTGTGCAGCATCTCTTCCTTCTGTCCATAAAGATGGAGCTGTTTCTTCCATGCCTTGTTTAACGCCAGCAAAATAATCTTTTCCAGTTTTAATTCCTTTTTTAGAAGGAGAACGCTCTTCAAAACCTTCTCTTGTTGCAGCATCTGTTTTTACTGCAGTTTCTCTACCATAGGCTGGTATTCCTTTAATTCCTAGACTTTCTGCGGCGGCTAAGTTTTCTGGTTTATCATCAACAAGACCATTAACTCTATATTTTTCTAATAGCTGCTGAAGCTTTTGGCCTTTATATACATCGTCAGGTTGATTATCTCCCTTGCCACGCATGACTAACTCATCAAATGGAATATCATTTGCTTTAAGCCAAGCTAGTGTTTGAGCTTGATGATGCTCTGTTCTTGCCGTAAGGATAACAATTTTGTTGCCTTGTTCCTTTAACTTATTTAATCTTGCAACTTCAGGACCAATAGGTTTTGCACCTACTGTTGAATCTATCCATTTTTCACCTGGACCATTAATTCCCTTAGTCTCTGCAAGTGTCTCATCTATATCATAAGCTACAGCCTTTGGAAGCTTTTTACTTGTTTCTGCACCTTTGATGTCATATGCACTTTTTGTTGAAAATAAATTTTCCTTTTGACTTGGTGTTAATTTATCTAAATCTTTATATCCTTGTAATTCTTTACTTTCAGATAATGGAACAAAATTTCCTGGAGTTTCTTCAAAGAATGCATTTCCTGTTGCAGATTTTCTGCCTGATCTTAAACCTCTTGTTCCCGCAATTCTTGATAAAATGCTGCCAAAGCTGCTTCTTCCTGCAGTTTGAGTTTGATTAAGAGTAGACATAATTGGTCCATTTGACATACCTGTTTCAGCTTCAAGTGTGCCACCATATACCTTACCTTCTTTTTCAGCTCTTTCTTTTGCCTTTTTACCGCCAAATATATAATTAGCTTTTGTTGTTTCTAAAGTTTTTAGGAAGTCTTCAAACGCTGCATTAATTTTTGGCTCAAATGTTGCCATATCTACGCCGAGTGCTTTTGCTTGATCTTTTAAGTTTTGAAGAGGATCTATGCCTGTAGATTGTACATCTCTATATCCTTGAGCAATTTCAGCTCCCGTTTTTCCTTTATTTGTTGATTTTGTTCCTTGATTAGTATTAGCATGCATCAAAAGCATCAGGCCTCTTACAAGTGCTGTTGCTGGCCCTTCTAATCCTGTTGAATCTTGTCCAACATTTGCATTAAAGTTTGCCAACTCTTCTGGCGAGTATTCTTCGGCGGCATGACCACGCTCTACCTTTACTCTTTTACCAAATTTTCCAACTCCAAATGCATGCTGTGGCAAGTTGCCTTGTATCATAGCATTAATAAATGGTGCATATTTTTCTGCTTGCTTTGTAGGAATAACTGCTTCCCCGCCCATTAATAGTGCAGGATATACATCGCCTTGTGCAGGATTTCCTGGAACATATCCGCCTGTAGCCATTCCTGGTAATAATAATGTACCTGCTGCTGCTTCGCCAGCTGCTGCTGCTTCCACTCTACCAAGAAGTGATGTGTCTGTACCAACTTGGAAATTCATATTTAGTGCTTCAAGACTTGTAATTAATCTTTGAAGTGCTGCATTGAGTGTATCTACTGCTGTAACATTTTCAAGAACACCAGTGTTCATAGCATCCATTGCTACTTTTGCTGCTACCCCCGCTGGGGTCATTAAGTCTTTCCACTTTCTTGTTCCATCAATCATGCCAAGGATTGCATAGCCTACCTTCATTCCTTGACCCATAAGGTTTGCAAGCAAACCAGTAATCATGATAATTGGTCCAGCCAAAACTCCAAGTGTTAGTAATATACCCAGACCATTTTTAATTGGTCCTGGCAATTTATTAAAGAAATCAGCAATCTTTTGTCCAAAATCAATTAACTTTGTTCCAACTTCAAGAATCTTTTGTCCTATTGGATATAAATCTGCTTTAAGTGTTTCAATAGCTCTTTGCCATTTAGCTGTACTTGACTCAGTTGCTTGAGCCATTTCTTGATTTGCAAGTCCCGCCAACTGTGAATTAGTAGCACCCGCTACCTTTAATGCATTTTGAGTTTGAGATCCAACTTTTCCAAAGTTATCAAGCAATGCTGAAATACGTGCGAATTGGAACTTGCCAAAAAGCTTTTCAATAAGTTGTTCTTGAGCCATCTTATTTAATGGTGCAAGTGCTGACTGTAAAGCCATAAGCATTTGAGTAGGCGTTCCAGCATTTCTAATATTTGTTAAGTTGATTCCAAAAGACGCAAATTCTTTATTGGCAGCTGCTGTTGGTGCAATGATAGATGCAAATGCTGATTTAAGTGCGTTAGCAGCTTGAGCGGCTGGTACACCAGCTTCACGCATTGCAAGCAACATAACAGCGGTATCTTTATATCCTCCACCAAGCTGGGCCATAATAGGTCCAACACGTGGAATCGCATCAGTCATATCTTGGAGTGACATTGTTGTTTGCTTCTGCATAGATGACAAGAAGTTAACAGCATTACCTAAATCTGTTGAGCTTACCTTGTAAACATTTTGTAAAGAAACAATTGCATTTGTTGCTTGAGTAGCATCAATTGCTCCCAGCTTAGAAAGTCTCTGTGCCTGATATGTTACATCCAAAAGCTTTTGTCCTTGTATGCCCATAGCTGCAAAGTTAGCTGCGACCTGTACTGTTGCAGACTGAGCAATACCCATTTGTTGAGCAACTTGCTTTCCTAGGTTAATTACTTGATTTGAAATAGCATTAAGTTGAGCTTGTGATGGAGGTGTAAGACCTTCACCATAAAGTCTTTGAAGTCTAGTAAGCTCTGTATTTACCGCTTTAAATGAAGCAACTGCCTGGCTACCAAACAAGATGGCGGGCATAGAAAGACCAACAGTAAGCTGACGTCCTGCCCATTGTGTATTCTTACCAAAATTAATAAGTTCTTGTGAACCATTCTTTACTGCAAGATTAAATATGTTTTGCTTAGCTGCAGCTATTTCTACAGATTTAGCAATAGGATCAATTGTGGTTGGTGTGAATACACTGTATACACCCTGCTTTGTAATATCTTGCTGGACTATAGAATTATTTAATTTAACTTGCTCTTGAGCAAGAGCATTTACTGAAGCTTTAGCAGAAGCTGATTTTCCAGTTATAATGCCAAAATATTGACCTAGGCTCAGCTGACCTTTTTGTAATGCCTGGCCAAACCTTTCTGTTTCAGAAGTTAGTTGAACAGTTTGTTTTGTAAAGTTACCACTAGATACCAGTGCATTACTAAATTCTGATTGAATAGTTTTAAGTTGATTTGCAAGACCATTATTTAGTCCAATGCCAGCAATGCTCTTTTGAAGTGAAGTTACCTGAGTTTGAAGGGCTTTAAGTTGATTATTAACGCTACTAAAATCACCAAGTGCGGTAATCTTTAATTGTATATTAGCCACTTATCACCCTTCCTGACTCATAAAACCAAGTCCTTCGTTTATACCAAAGCCTTCGTCTCTTGCAGTTTTTGCATCAAGCAAAGCTTTAACATCTTCTGGTTCTTTATCTTGTTCATCCAGATCAATGCCCTGCATTGCTGCCAGGAACTTCCTTTCACGATGTTCTCTATCTCTAGCTGCAGTTAATGTTGCCATCAACTCATCTAACGATAGGTTGCTTTCAAGCTCATCATAATTTTTCCAATGACCGAGCAAGAAAACTTCGGACTCAAGGGAGGCTAGATCTAGTTCGTCCCAACTAGAGCTGCTCCCAGTAGGTTTGGGTCGTTAAGCTTCAAACCTCCGCAAACTTCAAGAATCTTCATCATTGTAGGAACTTCAACGGTTTCTTCAAACAAATCTTTGTTAGTTGCTAGTGGCGACTTTGATGCCTCTAGGCACACCATTGCTGCTTTGATGAATACGTCCATTGCTGCATCTTCAGATTCATTCTCTGGCAGTTCCATTTCCTTGACAATATCCATAAACTTCTTTAGCTGCTTAATAGGCAGCGGTTTTAGAGTAACAGTCTCGCCGTTACTTAGTTCAATCTCTACTACATCATATACTGTTGTTGCCAATTTATAGCTCCTTTGTTTAGTTAAATTATACCAAGATATATGGTGAACACAAATTCAGAACCCCCGCCTTTTATTGACGGGGGCCTGAAAACTATATTAAGTTTTATTTATTTATTGATTAGTATGTTCCCCATACACGGTCAATAACGACACCGTATTCCATACCTGAATAGTTTGGATCGCTGTCTGGCAAGCAACGGAATGATACTGGGAACACTGTTGCTGTGTCACGCTTCAAAGCATGTGCAGTAGTATCAATTGATACTACACGACGTGCAACATAAACACGCTCTTTTTGACGTGCAACTGTTGTTGTTGTGCCAGCTGCAACTGCAGTTCCTGCATCTGTTGTTGCAACAGATGAACCGATCTGAGCTGGAGCTTGTCCAACTGCAACCAATACACGCTCTACTGGAGCATCTCCAAGAGCACCTGCAGCCATCTTCAATGTTGCTGCTGGGTTATCTGCAATAGTAGTAACTGTTGAGTCGTTAGGAATCAAAGTTGTAATTGCTTGTGTAGCAGTACCAGTTGAGTTCAAGCCATAGACATAGTCTAGCTGACCCCATGAAAGTTGAAGATTCTCAAGTGTTGCTTCTGTAAGTTCGGTCTTTAGCATAACCTTTAGAGTTTGCTTAAACAAACGAGCTGCGTCAAGAAGCTGATCAACCATAACCTCACCATAGTTTGGCTCGTATGAAACTTCTAGTCCTGTGTTGGTATAACCAACTTCACGGTAAGTAGAAGGTGCACCAAGAAGAGCTGAACGAGCTGAAGTTGTAGCTGGCATAAGTGCTGCTAGATCTGAAGCCTTTGTAGATGGGCGACCGTTATCGTTAGAGCTGTTACCAACGCTTACGAAAATAGATGCTGCACCAACGATAATATTTTTTGTACTTGTAGCCATTTTTTTATTTCACCACCTTATTTATTTTTAGAATAAAGAAAAAAGATAGCAATTTACTTCCTCATAGAAAACTATAGCATTGAAGGGAAATAATTCAAATTTAAAGCATTTTGCCGTTGCCAGATACATCAACTTCTCGTGTGTATCCATATACTATTGATAGGTCTCCACTCATGAAACCGCCTTCATCAGCAAAAGATTGGACTGGATCTGAGGTTTCTAGTCTAAACCAGAGGAACTTAAATGGGCTATTTGATGCCAGGGAGACATTTATATCTCCTGCAGAAAGCTCATATCTTCTAAAAAGGTCAATCAAGAAGTTTGTTATTGTCTGAATTTGAGCAGGATTTCTTGAAACAATCTCCATAATAAAGCTTTCTTCAGATACCCACCACTGAACACCATAATGCTTCTGGATAATGTTATAAGTTATATAGGTTTTTCCTGGTAGTAGGTTGTTAAATTCTGGAACCTGCTGTGCAGGAATAATTGGAATAAGTGGCTCATTAAATCCATCAGCCATATAGTCTGATGGGTGTAAAAGTCCAGCTGTTTGTAATTCTGCCCAGATAAAGTTTCTTACATCATATCCCGCTACGTGTGTATAGTCTGTCATACTATTTCTACCTTCCCGCCTGAAGCAGCCTCTGAGACCCTTTGTACGGCTTGTCTGACCTGTGTTACGCCAGCACCTGTGACATTTAATGCCTCTTCTGTTGCTGATTGCAAGCTGCTATAAAAACCAGATGCATCCATAACTACATTACCATTCTTAGTATACCAATCTAGCAGGTAGGTAGCAAAAGCATCTTTTGTTTGCAAGCCTCCTGGGTGATTAATATTAATGGTAGTTCCTTTAGCAATAAATGCAATTCCTTGACTATCAGCAAAAGCTAAAATTCTTTTTGCTGCAAAGCTTACCTTTGCACCCTTTTCCATAACGGCTGCCTTATCTGCAAAAATGCTTCTTTTTGTTACTGCCTTTCCTGTTGGTCCAGCTGTTAAAAGTGCTGGGTTGATCGGGACGGGAAGTCGTGAAGGCAAAAATTTAGTGTTAATAACAAGATCACCATATAGAATAGCTGCTCTTTCTAACACAAATAGCCTTGAAGTTGATTTTCCAATTCCGCCCCATTCATAAATATGGTGCATCTTTTTTGGATTTCTTCTTGCATAATTGTCTAGGTCAGTTACAAATCTTTTACCTGTAATAGCAAATGTAGCTTTTGCAATCTCTGTCAAAACAGTTGGAGATGTTAATTCTTTCATGCCAGATATTTTATTATCTAGCTCCTCTATCATTTGCTTTGTATCAATTTGCAGTTGAATCATCGTCTTGCACCTGCACTCTTGTCACAATTGTCTCATAGTAAGAAATTTTGCCAAACGGATCCAGCACGGCATGTGAAGCGGTTACTTCAAACTTAGTGTCAGGTTGATCAATCTTATCAACTTCAATATAAACTTTTTGTCCATCATTTGAGCGAATATTTTCTATTCTCCAACGCTTGGACATTAGCTCAAGTCCTTTAAACTTTAACTGCATTCTTTCTGTATATGCACCTTCTGCATTTGTGGCATAGGTTCTGTTATCACCTTTTGTTGATGCCCCGCCCACAGCAATTGGCTCTACCTTACACTGAACAGTTTTCTTGTAAACCCATTGGCGGGTAACAGCTCCAGTGTTTGGATCTTGACCATTTTGTTGTACGTATATATCAGCCTTCATGTTCATTACAGAGGCTACAAAAGATGCATTAAACATTAGATTATCACAATGTTGACGTTGCGATATTGGTCAAGGATATTATCAACAGTCACATTGCCTGTACCGTTAAATGCACCCTTTGCCATTTCAAATGAAATTTCACTGAGGTCAACTTTCTGCAAATATTTGTTTCTCCAGTTGTAATCGTTTGAAAGAAGATCTTGAATTAAAAGCATTGAAGCTTGTTTAATATCTTCTGGCACATACTTATAACCCATTTGCCCAACAAAACGGTATCTTGCATTATCTCTGAATTTGCCATAGTACATAACAGTTGGATCAACTTGATTGTCGTATTGAACATCCCAACCTGGGTTCACAATGCGTACACCTTTTCCTGTTGGAGTTATTTCTACTCCGAACCCAAATGTGTTCAGGTACGGCTGCAAAGTATTATCAATAACTACATAGTCATTTTCATAAACCTGATCAATGCTCAAAATTCTTTCTGTAAGCTCAACAATGTCTGAACCAATTCCACGTACTTCTTGTGAGCCATAATATGTATAAAACTTAACGCCTGTATAACCTTCAATTATTGTTCTTGCCATTTTTTCAGCATTAGCAATTTGCTTTGGGTCAACATAATTGTCATCTGATGGTGTTGATCCAAATCCTAGAAAGTCAATGACTTCAGATACTGTGGCATATGGAGATTCTATGCGGTAAAAATCTGTTTGTACCGCTGTTACTCCTCCAAGAGTATATGTCCATTGTACTTCTAGGACTCGGTTTACACTTGTAATTGCGGGGGTTAATAGAAAAGAATATATACCCGCTGGGGATTCATCTATAACAGACAAACCAGAAAAACCAGTCAAAGCTGTTGCATCATTATCAGCATCAAATAAAGATACTGTTGGATTACTATCTGCTTGGGTTAGAACTCCATCGCTGAATACTTCTAACTTTATTTTTACTTGGCTGTTGTTTGCTATTGTCTGCAATCAAATCGCCCCCTTTTTTATGCGTAGTACTCTTGAGCCTCTCGTGGAGTCGCAAGGCGGAACCCTGGCTGTGTGTCAAAAATACGCTGTGCGTCTGCCTCTGACATAGCAACGAAGGGGTGTTCTGAGGTGAATGTAAATCCACCTGTCTGGTAAGAATGATTCATTCTTTCCATCTTTACTAAAACCGAAGTTGTAGGCTTGAGAATCTTCTTTTCTCTTTGAACCTTTTCCATCTCTGAGATTTGTGGTTCTTGTTTTTCAGCACCATCAAACTTGGCATACATCTGATAAGATATGCCTTCTTCTTCAATTGCAGCAATGATTTCTTGTTTTGTCTTTAATCCATCAACATCAACGCCAAATGAATCTGCAACTTTTCTTAGTTCTGTAACTTTTAAATCTGAAAATGACATTAAATTTCCTTTCGTCATTGTTTATTATAGCAGAAAATGATTAAGGGAGCTACTCTCGTAACTCCCCCAATCTTGCAACTAATTAAGAATTAGTATGTAGTTGTGTAACCAGCAGCGTTAGCACCACCAGTAATACCAGAACCATTGGTTATTGAACCAAGAGCTCCACCAACTGAACCTGCAACCTTAACGTTCTTAACGATAACGTGTGCATCGTAGTTTTCCATTACACAGCCAACACGAATGTAGAGTGTATACTCAATTGTGTCCTTCTTTGGTTGGAACAAACGATAGACTGTTACGTCACGCTTGATACCAATGATGAAGTTCTGTGGGAATGTCAAGTGAATCTCGCCATGAAGACCAGAAGCACCTGCATAATCGCCTGAACGGGTCTCGTCAAACAACGGAACGTTGATGACTGGAATACCGAAAGCGAATGGAGTTACTGTACCTGGACCACCGTCGTTAGCTGCAACATCACCACGGATGATACCTGAAGCGATATCAAATGGGGTAAAGCCAGAGCTAGTCTCTGCGGTTAGGTTGAACAAGTAGTCTTGTACCAAGTTAGATCCTGTAAAGAAGCGAAGTTGGTTACGACGTTGCTTGTACTTACGAGGCAATGCCTTGATTGCTGCGTTGAAAATTGTCTTATCTAGACCGTTACCATTAGCATCAACAACGTGAGCGTTGTTAAGAGCCAAAGAACGGAAACCCTGGAACGCTGAAAGCAAACCTGAGCCAGTACCGAGACCATTGATGAGAACATCCTCAATATCGTTACCTGCTTGGGTAGCCATCAAACGTGCAATGTGGTCTTCTAGATCTGGACCCTCAACATTGTCTTCAAGAGACTCTGCTGAAAGTTCCCAATCAAGACGTAGCTTACGAGTAGTAAGCGATACCTTGTTAAATTGTGCATTCTGAGCAGAGAAAGTTGATCCATTAGCATTTGTATAGCCATCTGGAGTTCCACCTGCAACAAAGTTGCGTGGATTATCTTCCTGTGCAACTGTCATGATACGTTGTCCAACTGCGACACGATCAATTTCAGTTGTGTTTGAACGCATGCGGATTGTACGTGCTGTCTTAGCAAGAATCGTAGCATCCCACATGTAATCCAGGAAGCGGTTAGCTTGATCTGGATATAGGAGACCATTACCTGAAAGGGTAGATGCGTCACCTGATGCATTGACTGCTGACGAACCGAGATCCGTAGTATCAATTACTTTTTGTAGAAGTTCATTACTCATTTATTTATTTCACCACCTTATTTTTTGTTAGATTTTTTATAGGTTATTAACACCGAGGAAGTGTCCTTGCCATATACTTTTTTGGATTTTTGTATCCTCTACTGGTCCCGAAAGATCAGTAGACTTCTTAACTGCAGTTGCGGACTCAAAGCCCTTTAGCTGGTGATCAACATAGTCAATCTTTCCATACATATCCGTAACTGACTTTTGTAGGGCTTCATGCTTTTCTACAAGCTCTGTGTGGGACTTCTTCATTTCCTCAAATGAATCATTCACCTTTGCAAGCTCTGCAGTGGTTACATCAATAACCTTCTGAAGATCTGCAATCGTAGCTGATTGTAGGGCATAATTCTTTTCAATAGACTCACCAAAGAAGGTCTTGAGGTCAGTGACCATCTTTGTAAAATCAAGTGTATCTTCAACTTCAGAGATTTCTACAGCCTTTTCAATTTCGGTTGTAGCATCTGATGTCTCATCTACAGATGAAACTTCTTCGGCTGGAGTCTCTGCATCAATTGACTTCTCAATTTCAACATTTGTATCTTCTGCCATTTTGTTACCTCCTTCGTTGAGTGAAATATCATCACTCTTTTTAAGTCCGTCCTCAAACGTGACTTTTTTCTTGCTATTTTGATCAGGATAAAGATTGATTGTGCCTGAGCTATCAATTACATTTCCCGTCAAACCTGGTGCTGCAGACTCTGTATCTGCATGTGCTGCTGTTGGAGCATCATCTTTCTTGAAATAAGAATCAATTACTTTTTCAATTGTTTCAAGCTTCTCAACATCTGCTTGCTCTACCCATCCAATGTTTGTCATTTCTCCATCGCAAACTACACAACTTTTAGTTGTTGCAGTTGATGTTGAAGCAACTTCATCTGTTGAACACCAGAAAACATTTTCTGTTACAATGCCTTCTGCCATCTTCTGAATAGAAAAAATATTTGCCAGCTGATTTGCTGGTGAGTCTACTAGTGAAAGCTCATGCAATTCATAGTCATGGATAACACGACGATCTTGTCCGCTTCCGTCATCTGACTTCTCCATCTTTGCATCATTGATGTTTCCACCAATTGAAAAACCTGAATATGTTCCATCAAGAACTTTTTCCCAGGCATCCTGTGCACCCTTTGAGATATAGGCTGTTACATAAATTCCGTTATATTTCTTATTAGTCTCTGGATCAAAAAATGAATCCTCTTTAAAGTTGATCATCTTGCCTACTGCAGATGGGCCATGCATTTCTCGGATATTTCCCCTGAATCTTTCAAAGGCCTTCTTGCTGGCATCCGCCGTAACTATATCGCCGTGGCGATCAACATTGTCTAGTGAAGCAAATCCTGAAACTGTTCTCTTTTCCTTATTTACCTTAGAAATAGGAAAGGACAAAGCCATTGATGATTCGCTATTGTTCCAATAAGTTTTTTGTAATTTCATAGTTAAATAAATAATAGCAAGTTTTATAAATAACTCATAATTTTGGGTGAAATTATTTTATAATACCGCTATTGATTTGGATGACTTTTTTGACATCCGCCCCTTCTGGTTTGTATTCTAATCCTGCCGTTGATGGAGGCGGGGTGTTTGGATTGTGATCTTCTATGTTAGAAACATAGGGAGTTTGAATATGTGAATCTGGAGCTACATTTGGACTAGCCATAGAGTTGTGGGATACAAGACCACCTGTTACAAATCCTACTGCTACATAGGCTAAATGTGATATATCATGCTGAAATCCAGTAGCTGCCCATGTTGAAAATGAACTTGTCATTGCAATTCCCAGGGTTTTAGCATCAAAAATATTGAACTTAAAATGATGTTTTAGGCTCATAGTGAACCCTTTAATGTATCATAAACTATTTGTGGAACTGCTCCTGCTTTTACTATAATTCCCGCCTTTTTATCAAATATAGCAAGAGCTGCTTGAGTTTGAGTATTCATAGTTCCTGTGGCGTATTTTGCTACAAGAAGTCCTTTTTTAACAAGAGCTTTTTGAACTGTTAGAACTGCATCATTAGTTTGACCCAAGGCAAAAGACTTTGATGTTGTAGGAAATGGTGGTGCATAAAAAGCTGTCGGAGTTGGTGTTGGAACAACTTTAGCTGAACTGGTTGTTGCTGCTGTACCATGCAATGCTGCTGCCGTTGCTGCTGCGGCTGTCCCAGTGGCTGCTACACCTGCTGTTGCCTTCTTGCTTGTGACACCCTTTGAAACAGGTTTTAATGGCACTGGATACCTAGGTCTTACAATTGCCATGACATAAAGATATGGGCGATGCTCTCTATAACATCCGCCGCCATTTGCTGCTGCTCTTGTATTTTGATCACCAGTATTAAAACCAATTGTTGTTAATCCATCTGCAGATGCTGCCTCAACAATTTCAACATGCTCTGCTACGCCAGTTCCCCATGAAAAGAAAACAAGGTCTCCAGGCTGTGCTTGATATTTATTTACAACTAATCCTTGGCGTTGAAACCAATTTAATCCTGCAGGACAATACGCAAAACCTTTTGGAGTTTGTGCTGCAACAAGACTAGACAAGCCTACTTGTGCAAAACACCAACTAATTCCCATTGCACAATAACTAGCGTTTGGAATACCATACCAAATTCCGTATGGATTTTCATTAATAGGTCCTTCAATAAAACCTATCTGGCTTCTGGCAACATTTAATACATCTTGTGCTGTTGCCACTTTTTATGCCTGTTGTCTTCCTTCTCCTTGTGGAGCACGACCCGTTCCCATTTTATCAGGAGCGTTTAAAGTTCTTTCTTGGTCACGTGTTTTATTTCCACTGAAATCAGATGCTGCGTCTTGTTGTGCTTTAGGATTAATAATTAGCACTGCATCGCCGCCTGTAAGAGGAGCCATGCCACGACGTGCACGAACTTCGTTAGGAGTAATAACTTGATCCTTGAGATATCTATCATCAATGCGAGATTGTGTTTCTTCATCTGTAAGTGCAAGTTCATTAAATCGCAATACAAAAGCATCAGTAAATTCTCTGATTATCAAGTTAACTTTAAACTCAAGCTCTTCTTGTCTTGGACGACACACTTGCTCTTTAAATGTCTTATCAGCATCTTTAGCATTTGCTAGCGATACACCTTGTGGCATGCCAATCTTAGATACTGGAACTCTATGTGCAATAAGAATACGATCTCTATTTTCTACTGCATAGTTTTTAAATGATGAATCTTGAACTCCCGCCTCAACTGGCTTCATTTCAAACTCAACACGACCCTGCTCTCCGTCTGATGGAAGCGGGATATAAAGTGTTCTATGGTTTCTTCCCTTGAGTCCAGTCTGGAAGAATTCAAGCAATTTACGCTCTGAATCAGCAGTTAGCTTTGCACCCTTTACAACAATAATATAACGTGGGACAGCTTTGTTCTCAAAGTAATCCAAGTTAAATCTTTGTGCAAATTCATCACCTGCTACTGCATTCTTTGCTGAAAGAATATCTGGTACTCCATAGTAAGTATTGGAAGGAGTAAAGACTTTGAAGTGAATTACTTCGTTTGGCTGGGGGTCAGTTCCAATCTGATCTGGGGTCTCGGTATCACCGAAGTTTCTAAAAAATGTATAACGATTATAAACAACCTGAACAAAGCCATCACGGTGACGACGAATTCTCATAGTTGTTGTAGGAATATGTCCGATATAGCCAATCTTACCCTGAGTTGTACGACCAACTTCAAGATAAGCATTTCCTGTTGACTCTAGGTCAATGAATACTTTCTTCATTGTTTCTGTAAATGAATCATCAGAGTTTAAAGACTCTAGGTACTCACGCAATTGAACTTTTGCTTGCTCAATCTTTGAACGAAGCTTATCAAGCTTCTTTGGTGTATCCATTGAATCTTCAATTTTCATTGTTGTTGCCCATGTATTATCAAATTGATATCCTAGACCAACTACGTTTGCGGCCTTAGCATTTACTGCTGAGTGATGATATGGAGATACATCATAAAGCTGTGCTAGATAAAGTACGTTGTATGGTGGCTGAACAATCTGAAAAAGTGAATAACCTGTAAGATCAAGTGGATCAAGTTTCTTAGACTTTGCATCTCCCTGCCCCGTAAATGACTTTTGCATTCTATCAACTTTGCGTCGGAAATTTGGACCTAGTCCGTCTGCCTTTTTAATTTCATCCCAGGTCAAGCTGAATGGGTCAGCAAAATCAGACTCTACTGTATGCTGTGTTCCCATCTTAATAGTAACGCCCTTATCGTCGTCATCAAAGTCATCTGCTACTGTTAAATTAACCAAGTTCCATCTCCCTCATCTCTTTAACATATTCCATCATAGCTGGTAGATCTTGTGGATCTGGCACTAGGCCCATCTCAGCTCTCTGGCGTTGTTCTTCCAATTCTTCATCAGTTACAACTCTATGTCCTGCAAAAAACATTGGCTTACCCTCAGATACACCATAATTCTTTGCTGCTTCTTTTAGCTTTTTAATCTGGCGAATATCGCCTTTCATGGACGGGATGCTCAAATAGGCTCCTTCATCATCCATAACAATCTTGTCATCTGGCATAACCCAAGCGTAAATACCATAATTTACTTCATCTACGGGGGTAATCTTCATTCTAGGCATATATGTATAATACCATTATATTTGGATAAAGCCCAAAATTTGAACATCTGCCTGCCATTTTTAGTTGATATGGCGATGATATCCGACAGCTTGACCGTTATTTATATTGGTTATTGAACCAGAGTATTCCAAAATAGAGCCCAAAGAAGTCACTGAATCCCGAGCAATTCCTGTATAAACAGATATAAATGACAGATATCTGGTTTGAACCTGAGAGGATGATTGTGCTGATGGATATACAGTTATATAGCCATAACTAGCCTCTGAAGGTGCTTTAGAGCCATCATAAGAGCCATTTAATAGTATATTATGGGTTTTTGTAGATGCATATACAACAACTACATGGTAAACCTCACCATTTACTAATGTTAGTGGAGAAGATGTTCTTTCAATTCCATTAACATATAGGTATCCACCAGAGTAGTTCTTATGCAGAATATTAGATGAGTCTATATACAAATCTGAAGATCCCGCCCCTGTATCCAAAACTGCTGAGCCTGACCCATCGTATTCAAACCAAAATTCTATTGACTCATAAGATGCACTTGAAATTGGAGATATTGTTGCTGAACCTGGAGTACCTCCTGGATCTTGTGCTGAGAATCTAATGCCTAAATTCTTTCCTCTTGAGAGTATATTTGAATTATCTTTTTTAATCATATATGTACTGCTTGATGTTGGGGTAAGCTGGAATAGTCCAGAGTCAGAAACCTCGCTGATATCGCTGTATAGATTAATACTTAAATTATCAAGTCTTGGCTGATTATCAAGAGAAGTGTCTGGAGAATACAATGTAACTTTAATTAATGCTTGAACACTAACTGCTGATGAATATAGTGACAAGAAATATGGAAAATTCTTTCCATTTGTAACATTATAATAAGTTGTTCCACCATCATATGATATTGATACTGTTACATATTTACTGTATGCTGTTGATGAATTGTATGAACCTGAATCCCAAGATAACTCAATGTTTGCAAAGTTGGAGTAAGATACTGCTGAAATTGGATATATCCAAGTTCCCGACCCGCTTTGTGCAGTAGTTGTTTGTGCCAGCGTTATACCCGTGCCGTCTGTTATAACATTTGAAAATGTTCCAAAATTATAACCTGCGGGGGATGTAAGTTGTTTAGATAATATCATCTGGCCTGTAGTATTATCAAATGAAAAATGAGATGCATCTGTTTGTCTTGAATAGTTAGCTGGATCAGAATCTCTATGAGCTGCTGTCATGTGTGCTCTTATTTGATTTACAGTTAATTCATAATCATAAAATGCAAGACCATTAACAGTAAAATGTTGTCCTGATGCTGCTGGTCCAATACTAAATCTGCTGTGATCTGCTGCATTATAATATGATGCACCTTGATTTCCAGTTGGTACTCCTGGGTCTACATAATATGCAAGAGTATTAGCAAAAGAAATCTTTTCATCTGATATGCCGTTTATTGATATTTTAATGCTGTCATCTTTAGCTATTGCAAATACATGAAATGGCTGATCCCATGAGTATATCTGCTTCTTTGTAGTAGAACTTGTACCATTTGAAAAATAGACCTGAAAGTATATAGAATCCCCGTTTATATAGATTCTCATTCTTGGACTTGATGCTGAATGTAGTGTGACTAGCGGGAAATCAGAAGTAGTTGGACCTGGTATTAATGCCCAAAACTCTATACCAAAGTTTTTATTTTCATATCCCGCCTCAAAACCCTTATAAATATTAAGGATATCTACGCCAATGTTATCTGTAATTCTGCAACCATTATTTTGTGTATCATAATTAGCATGGGTAATAAGAGTCATTACATCTTGAAAATTCGGGGAACCCAAAGTGTATGCTGCTGAGTTTCCACCATAACCATTTGAAATATTATAATCATTCTGATATGCAGATACATCCTGCAAATACATAGATCCAACTTCTTGCAAATATGTTGATTCATTATCTAAATAGTCTTGATATGTTGCATATTCAAGCAATAGTGTGCCATATGTCCTAAGTGTTGAAGGACCATCAAGTAACCAAAATCCAATTGGATTATCTCTAAGAACGGCTTGTTTATATGACATATATCCTATTATATCTCAAAAACAAAAATGCCAGGAAATGTATTCCTGGCAAATTTGTAATATGTTTTATTATGCTTGTGGTACTGCAGGTGCTTCTGTCCAGACCTTTGTCTCTTCGTTCCAGAAGTAAGACTTTCCGTCTGTTGGATATGCAACTGGTGCTGTCCAGAACTTTGTCGTAGCATCTTGTGTCCAAGACGGGAATGGTTGTGTGAAGTCCCAAGCCTTTGTATCTTCATTCCATGTAACAATCTGCATGTTATCTGGATACTTAGTTCTATCAAGTGTTGGTGCAGCTACTGGAGCGTTCCAAAAATAAGTTGTTTTATCTAGAGTCCATGATGGATAAGGTTGTGGTGCAGCAAATCCTGTACCGTCCCATGTGTATCCGATACCAGCATAGTTGAAACCAATTTGTGTTCCATTGTCTGGCTTACCGTCTGCACCGTAGTGAACTCCACCACGAGTGTTGTATGAAGTTTGAACCCATGTACCGCCAAGGCCCAACTTGTTTGCAAGGAAGTCATGGCCATTTACTGCATCTGCATCAGATACAACAAGGACACGCACCACCTTATTATTTGAATCAATTTCTGCGAAATGTGCCATTTTATCTCCTTTTAAATCTGATTAAAGTATATCACAAATCTTATTATTTGCCATGATGCAAAATAACTTGATCTGCTAGAGATACTTCTCTCTTTCCTACAAATCCGCCCTCTTTATCAAGCTTTTCACGGGCTTCTGTTTCATTCTTTGCAAATACATGAATAATCATATTTACATTGTATGAAAAACATTTAAATTCTTCTTCTCTTGGGAGATTTGTTACTTTAGCCATTATTATCCTTTGTTAGGTTTTAATTGTAGCATATGGGGATGTTATCCACCAACTTGTGAACGAGTATAACGAAATATTACAACCCCTGAACCACCAGAATAACCCGAATTTGAATTGCTTGTAGTACCGCCGCCGCCAGCGCCACCTCCAGTATAGGCAACTCCATTGCTTCCATTGACAAGTACAGCTCCCGTAGAGCTTCCAGAAGCACCTAAGCCGCCGCCGCCAGAACCGCCAGGTCCGCCTGTAAGAGTTCCTCCAGAATAGTTGTTGGATATAAATCCTCCGCCGCCGCCTGCAAAGTAATAAGTTCCACTATGATTATCACCAACTCCAGTTGCTGCTCCCCAAGACGAATATGCTGAAGATCCAGTTCCTCCAGATGCTCCTGTAGTTTGGTAAGAACTTGAATTTGCTCCAGCGGTGCTTGAACCGCCGCCGCCGCCTGCTGCATAGTTTCCAGGAGTAGAGCCGCCAGTAAAACTTCCACCGCTATTTCCTTGATTTAATGTACCAGATGCTCCATTCCAAGTACTGCTATTAGTTACAGCTCCGCCGCCGCCAGATCCACCAGTTTGTGCCAAATAAGTTGTTGATCCTCCTCCAGAAGAACTGTATCCTCCTCCTAGGGCTGTAGTTAAAGATAAGCCAGATACGCTTGAATTGCCACCATTTGATCCTACAGAACCACCAGCCCCTACCGTTACCGTGTAACTATTTCCTGCAGTAATAGTGGTAGCTGTATATCCAAGAAGTCCTCCTGCTCCTCCACCTCCAGAACAATAAGCACCATTACCCCCGCCGCCAGCAACTATAAGTATGTCTGAAATTAAATTTCCACCACTTACCGATAAAGAGCCAGTGCTTGTAAAAGTTCTATAATAATATGTTGTGTCAGAGGTTAATGTTCCGCCAGTTACTACTGGTGGCAAGCCTTGCAATCCAGCGCCTACCCATCCAACAGTTGAATATGTAATCAATTCTTGTAATGTTGTATCATAATATTCTTGTCCAGTATATGGAGATGCAGGACGTGATGATGTTGGTCCTATTGCATAACTTGAATTAGCTAAATCTCTTGCACGTGTCATTTAATCTCCTGTGTATATTTTATCATTCTTTTGACTACCCGCCTACTTGTGCTCTGGTATATCTTACAATTACTATTCCCGAACCGCCTGTGCCACTTGTATATTGATAATTCCAAGGTGAATCTCCTCCACCGCCGCCGCCAGTATTTGTCATTCCATTAGCTGAACCATTCCAAGCATTACCGTATCCTCCACCACCAATTCCAGGATTAGCTTGTGAATTCCAGCCAACTCCGCTTCCTCCTCCAGCATAGTAATTTCTATCACCTGTTGAAGTCGCACTTGCAAAATCTGGAAAACTTAAACCATTTCCTCCAGCAATGCCACTAGCCGCTGCTCCTGCTCCACCACCACCTCCAGAAAACTGTGGATTGCCAGCAGCTCCTCCATCGCCATCATTACCTTGTCCAGGCGTTCCAAAACCATGTAAGTGACCCGCAGTAAAATTATTAAAAGAGGTTTCGTAAGCTCCGCCACCGCCACCAGATCCGCCATCTATTCCAATGGTAGCATCTGATCCATTAGATATATATCCAGTGCCTCTTCCTCCTCCTATTGCAGTTAAACCATTAAATATACTATTATTTCCTTGAACATTTATTGCACCACCTGAACCAACTGTTACAGAATATGTTCCTGCAGTAATTAAAGATGATGTTGAATAAATTAATCCTCCAGCTCCACCGCCGCCATTTAAATAAAAATATCCTCCACCACCGCCACCGCCAGCTACCATTAAAATATCTGCTGTAACTCCGCTATTAGAAACAACTAAAGAAGATGTTGATGTAAATGTGCGATAATAATAAGTTGAATCAGAAGTTAATGTTCCTCCAGATAAGCTAGGAGTAGGGGGAGCAATATTTACTGGAACCCATCCACCTAAAGTATAATTAAGCATTTGTTGCAAAGTTGTATCATAATGTTTTTGACCAGGATGTGGGTTAGCAGGACGATTAGAAGTAGTATTAATAGATCTTGCTGATTGTGCCATATCTCTAATGCGACCCATTATTTATTACCCGCCAACTGATGCTCTTGTATATCTTACTATTACTACTCCAGAACCACCGTTGCCAGCTCTCCAAACCCCACTAACGTAAACGTCTGGGTTTCCTCCGCCACCTCCACCAGTGTTTGCTAATGCATCTACAATTGAAGAGGTTGTTGATGTATTACTTGAATACTCTCCTGAGCCTCCTCCGCCATAACCTCCAGTAGCACGGGTATTTGATTTAACAGATCCTCCACCACCGCCGCCTGCATAATATACTGTTCCAGAAACATTTTGTCCAGTTGAAGTTGCTAATCCCCATGCAGAATATGCTGAAGTTCCATTTCCTCCTGTTCCTGCACCGCTTGAAGTACCATTATTTCCAGATACTCCTGCTCCGCCGCCACCGCCTGCATCAATACTGTTGTACAAACCACCATTTCCTCCAGAATTACCATAAACAGTATATCCACTACCCGTGGTTTGATTTGATGAACCGCCTGCTGCCGTGCTTGCACCGATATTGTACATTGCTCCGCCGCCGCCTGAACCACCTGCTGCTCCTGCTGAGCTTACACCTTTATTGTTTTGATAAAGTCCTCCGCCACCTCCGCCAATAGCTTGAACTAGGGAGCCAAAACCACTATTATTTCCATTGCTTGCTTGTCCTCCACTTTGAGCATCTCCAGCATAACCAGTTGCTCCTGCACCAACAGTTACTGAATATGATTGTGGGGTAAGTGATTGAGAATTTATATAAACAACTCCTCCTGCACCTCCACCACCGCCATATCTTCCACCAGATCCGCCTCCTGCAACTTGCAAAATATCTGCAGTTAAAGATTGACCAGAGACTATTAAATTTGAAGAAGATGTAAACAATCTATAATAATATGTTGCATCTGAAAAAAGTGTTCCTCCAGTAACTACTGGTATTGCAGATGTTCCTGCTGCCACCCATGTGCTTAAAGAAGTATAAGTTAAAAGTTGTTGTAAATCTGTATCAAAATACTCTTGCCCTACAAATGCATTAGATGGACGGGATGCAGTATTACCCTGTGGCATTGATGACATTGATAAATCTCTAGCTCTTGACATTTAATCTCCAATTAATATATTTTATCATTCTTTTAGTTACCCGCCTACTTGAGTACGAGTATATCTAACTACAATAATTCCTGATCCACCAGCACCTGAAATTGGTGCATTACCTGATGCTGCTGCACCTCCGCCACCGCCGCCGCCAGTGTTAGCAGTTCCTGCTGTTGCATCTGTTCCAGTTGAAAATCTGTATGAGTTACCTCCTGCACCGCCTCCGCCATAACCTCCTGCTGCACCTAGCAGATCCCATCCACCTCCGCCACCGCCGCCGCCATAATAATAGCTTCCACTAACATTTTGTCCTGTTGAAGTTGCTGAAGATATTGAATTTATAGTTGAGCTTGTATATCCATTTGATCCCGCTACTGGAGATGAACCTGTTCCATATCCACCCATTCCTCCAGATCCTGCTGGAGAAGTAGCGATTCCTCCTGCGCCATTTCCACCTGCAGAGCCTCCTGGACCACCTGTTGCTAATCTAGCATTTATTGAACTTGTAGACCCAGCAGAACCTGATCCACCTTGATTAGCATAAGATCCACCAGCACCTATCGTTGCAGAATAAACATTTGGAGTTAAAGTTACAGAAGATGTTAGAGAAGGAACTCCGCCAGCTCCGCCGCCGCCGCCTGGGCCGCCGCCGCCAGAACCTCCTCCTCCTACAATAAGTAAGTCTATAGTTAATGGCATTGTTGATATTACTAAATTAGAAGTTGATGTAAATGTTCTATAATAATAAGTTGAGTCTGAGGTTAAAATGCCTCCTGTTACTACAGGTAATGGTTTTTGATTTACTGGAAACCATCCTCCAGTTGTATAAATATAAAGTTGTTGTAGGGTCGTGTCGTAATATTTTTCCCCAACAAATGAATTTGATGGGTATGAAGAAGAATTACCAGATAGTCTGATTGTATGAATTAGATCTGTTTTTCTTGACATATTTCCTCCTTAAAGCATTTGATAAGTTTGTACTGAACCATTTCCACCACGATTATTACCATTTCCTGGTGATCCCGCCCCTACTGCTCCCGCAACTGTTCCATCTGCTTGTACACCTGAAGCTGTTATACTTCCTGAATTTGAAAAACCATTTTTATACAAAATAACAATTGCTCCGCCACCAGAACCACCGCCATAAGTTGACATACCACGACTTCCGTTTGCTTGAATACTTCCAGTAGAGCCAACGGTCAAAGTTCCACCAACAACTAAAAATAGCAACCCGCCTGTTCCATCTTTTGCAGCATAAGAACCTAGATTAGAATCCCAGTTATTTCCATCATTCCATGTGGCTCCATGTGGATTTCCTGCTCCACCGCCACCATATCTATTGTATTGTGTTCCATAAATAGCACCACCTGAAGATCCCTGTCCACCTGCTCCACCATAAGCAGCACCGCTGCCACCAGCAGAAATACCGCCATTGTTTGTATTATATCCACCACCTCCTGCACCGCCAGAAAAACAAGTTCCCGCAGCACCGCTTCCTGGATAAATATTTGAGCCACCTGCCCAATAACCACCACCTGCTGCTCCGCCACCAGTAAATCCAGCTGCGGCATCTGGGGGAGTAACTCCACCATTTCCATTAACATTTGTTGTAGCACCTGCTCCTGCAGATCCAGATCTTGAAATTGTTACAACCTTATAATTTGTTCCAGATCCGCTCTTTTGATTTGCAATAGCAGCTCTTGCTCTATTTCCTGTTCCGTTAAAAGTTGATGCAGACATTGTTAAAGAATCAGTTCCACCTGAATAAGCAAATCCATATTGTAAACCTGAAGAGCTTACTGCATTATTATCTGATGCTCCCGCAATTGTTGGGTTTGCTGCTGCACCTCTTGCAGTCATAGATAAAGTTCCATTAATTGTACAATCACCTTGAACATATATAAACATTCCTCTGCAAGGCTGATCTGGAGTAAGTGAACCAGTTGAAGTTATATTTAAAGATTTAAATTGAAGCATGACCATATCTCCGTCATATGAACCATTTTTATTTTCAACTGCCTGTTGAGTTGCAGAACTATATATAGCATTTCCACTTGAACCATCACCTAAATAGTTTCCAAATGTTGTGTAATTAAGAGATGCGGATGAAAATCCAAAGAACCCTTGGAATGCACCCGTCATTATGAAATTCCATTTCCACTAATTATCCATGATGTTGGTGTTA